GCTTCTTCGCTGAATCCGCCCGCGTGCTGAAAGACAGCGGCGTTCTTTATATGTGGCACAATGATATGCCGCAGATCGCCGAGATTATTCATGATGTGCATGAGCGTGGACAGTTTCAGCTTATCAGTTTCTGCGTCTGGGACAAGGGGAAAAGCTATCGGGCGCGGTCGTGGCTGAACCGCAATCCCGGACAGTTGCGGCAGTGGTTCAACCGTTGCGAGTACTGTCTGCACTTCTTCAAAGTGGGGACGGGGGTATGGGCGCATTCTATAGGAGTAGATCGAATCAACAGCAACCCCGACTGTTACCGTTCGATAAAGGATTGGTACGTTACTGAGAAAAAACGCCTTGACCTCACAGATGATGACATCTCCGCCGCTTATAAGACTACAACGGGGAAAGAAGCATATATGATTTCAAGACATTATTTCAAAGATTCCCAATTTGCAATTCCGACGCGTGCAGTGTGGGAGGCTGTTTATGAGCCGTTGGGCTTCGGCAAGAACTACGAGGAGCTGCGGCAGGAGTATGAGGGACTGCGGCGAGAGTATGAGGGATTGAGGCATACGCACGTAAACGATGCGGCGCACTGCAATGTGTGGGAGAGGGAAACGATTCCGATGCAGAAGCGTTTCCATACCTGCGAAAAACCCGTTGATATTCTCTCGCGTACCATCCGTACAAGTTCGCGTACGGGTGATACCGTTCTTGACCCATTCATGGGCAGCGGTTCAACGGGCGTCGCTTGCGTGCAGGAGGGGCGACGGTTCATCGGAATAGAACTTGATCCAAAGTATTTCGAGACGGCAAAGAAGCGCATAGAGGAAGCGCGGGGCTTGTTTGCGTAAAAATGTGCAGAGGAGGTGGCATGATGCAGCGGTTACAGGAAAATTTTTGTGTGGAATTTGTACGCTGTGGAAATGCCACCGAAGCTTACAAGCGTGCGGGTTACAAGCCTCGTTCGGATAAAGTTGCTGGGACAGCAGCGGCAAGATTGTTGGGAAATGTTGGTATTCAGTCACGTATTGCAGAACTCCGCCGCGAACTGGATTCGCACAAGATCATGGACGCGGCTGAACGTCGCGAACTACTCACACAATTTGCCCGTGATGAGGAGACAGGAAAGGCAGATCGTCTCAAAGCAATGGATTTGCTCAACAAGATGGACGGGGTATACATCAACAAGACGCAGGTGAGCGGGGCGGACGGTGCGCCGCTCGTTTTCCGATGGGAGGGCAAGGATGGCTGAGATTGTCATACCGTACACGCCGCGCCCGATCTGGCGTGATACGATTCATCCCGCACTCACTGCAAATCGTTTTGCGGTGCTTGTCTGTCACCGTCGTTTCGGCAAGACGGTCGGTACGGTGAATGAGATGATTAAAAAGGCGGTGCTCAACGAGAAGAAAGCACCGGTCTATGCCTATGTCGCACCGTACCGCAATCAGGCAAAGCGCGTGGCGTGGGAGTATCTGAAATACTATACGAATCCAATCCCAGGGCGCACCGTGAATGAATCGGAGCTTTATATCGAACTGCCGTCACGGTGTCGCGGCTCGCCGGGCGCACGGCTCTATATCATCGGCGCAGATCATCCCGATGCGCTGCGCGGGATTTATCTCGACGGTGTAATCCTTGATGAGTATGCGGATATCAAGCCGGAGCTCTGGGGCGGCGTTATCCGTCCTGCGCTTGCAGACCGTGAGGGGTGGGCGGTGTTCATCGGAACGCCGAAGGGACAGAATCAGTTCTATGAGATGTACCAGCACGCGGAGAAGTCGGCGGGTTGGTACTCTTGTATTTATAGGGCGGATGAGACGAACGTGCTTCCTGCCGAAGAGCTCGCCGATATGAAGGCGCAGATGACAGAGATGGAGATTCGTCAGGAGCTCCTATGTGACTTTACCGCCTCTGCATCGGATGTGGTTATCCCGATTGACCTTGTCACGGAGGCGGCGGGGCGTGAACTTGTCGAAAAGGATGTAGAGGGACACCCCGTCATTCTCGGCGTGGATGTGGCACGGTTTGGCGATGACCGTACCGTGATTTGTGTACGGCAGGGGCTTTTCTTGCGTGAGATACGAACCTTCACGGGGCTTTCGACGATGGACACGGCGAGTGCTGTAATTTCCTGCTGTACGGAGTTTTCTCCTGCGGCGGTGTTCGTTGATGCGGGGGCAATGGGGGCGGGGGTGATTGACCGCCTCCGTCAGCTCGGCTATACGCCAACGGAAGTGAATTTCGGTGCGGCGGCGATGGATACCGAGCGTTACGCCAACATTCGCGCCGAGATGTATTTCAAGTGTCGTGACTGGCTGCAAGGCGGCGGTGCAATCCCGCAGAATACACAGCTCAAGACAGAGCTTGCCTCTGTGGAGTACAAGTTTAGCGCAAGTGGGCACATTCTTCTTGAGCCGAAGGAGAAGGTAAAGGAGCGCATGGGCAAAAGCCCTGACCTTGCGGACGCGCTTGCGCTCACGTTTGCGATGCCGGTCTATGTGCCGCATGGCAGGTATTATGAGGCACGCCGCCGTGGGAACATCCGCAAGGCGGGAAGTATGTGAAAGGAGGTGGGGCAATGCAGGGAAACGCGGCAGCGTATGACGCTGCGCAAAATGCCGCCCCGGAGGAGATTAGCCTTGCAACGCTTTCCCCCGAGGCGGTCAAAAAGATTATGACCGCCTACAAGGCAGGGCGTGATGTCGCGGATCACTATTATACGGCGACGGTCGAACCTGCGCTCATTCGCCGCTATAACGTGTACCGAGCGGACACAGACCACTATCGGAAGAAGTTCAAAACGCTCTCTGCGTACAGTGACTGGGTGTCGCGGGACGTTAAGACAACAATCGACTGGATTATGCCGTCGCTCATGGAGGTGTTCACCGGCTCGGACGATCCTGTGGATATCGCAGGTGTGAACGTGAACGATGATGACAACGCAAAGAAGATTCAGCAGCTTCTCAGCTATTTTGTGACGCGCAAGAACAGCTTTTTCACGTTCATGTATAACTTCCTGCGCGACGGCCTTACCATCAACATGGGGTGCGCAAAGGTCTACTGGAAGCGTGAGGAAGAACGTCAGCCGATGGAGGTGCTCGCCGATGCACAGATGATGCAGATGATTCTTGCGGGCGAGGCGGCAGGGCAGGTGGAGATCAAGGAAGCCGTTCCTGTGACGCCGCTCGGGGATCTCCTGCGCGTGACATTTGATGTGGTCAATGTCAAGGTCAACCAACCGATCATCGAGAACATGAGCCCGTCGGAGCTGCGCTTTACGCCCGAGGCACGCGATCTTCATGCGGCAAAGTTCGTGGCGCAGCGGAAAAAGGTGCGCGGGGACTACCTCAAGCGCATGGAGGCGCAGGGCGTTTACCAAAATATTGACGCGGCGATGGCAAAGGCGGGCGAGGGCGCACGGAAAACGCCGCTTCTGGACAAGCTGCATAATAAGCACATTGAGGAGATGCACGGACGGCTCTCGGACGGGGATAATGCCTCTAAGGAGTTTGACCTTTACGAAGCCTATCTCAAGGTGGATTTCAACGGCGACGGAATCTATGAGAACATCATCGTTCATGCGGTCGGCGATGTTCCGCTTAAGATTCAGGACAATGTGTTTGAGATGCCGCCGTTTTTTATCTTCTCCCCCGAACATGACGCTTATGCCATTTTCGGCGAGGATTCCATCACGGATACGCTCGAACAGCTCCAAGACCTCAAGACCGCGCTCATACGGCAGATGATTATTGCGGTCGCAAAGAACAATGTGCCGCAGAAATTTGTCGACGAGAAAAACGTCGATATGGACGCGATGCTGGACGGGGATGAGATTGTCCCTGTCAAAAATGGAGTTCCTGCAAGTCAGGCGGTCTTTCAGCCGCCGCCGATTCAGATTGACAGCTCTGCCATGACGCTGGTGCAGTACGCACAGAACGAGATCGAGAGCCAGTCGGGCAGTACGCGGTACAATCAAGGACTGGATTCCTCCAGTCTCAATCGCACGGCGACGGGTATTTCGGCGATCATGGGCGCGAGCGACAAGAAAATCAAGCTGATCGCGCGTCTTGCGGCGGAGACGGCGTGGATTCCGATTGTGAAGTTTCTTATCCTGCTCTGTCAAAAGTTCGTGGACGACGGGCAGATGATTCGCCTTGCAGATGAAAGCATCGCCATCCGGCGCGAGGAGATCAGCATTGACTATGACCTTATCGTCAATGTCGGGCGCGGGGCTTCCTCCAAGGAGATACAGATTCAGTACCTCATGGTGCTCATCAATCAGCTCTATCCGAAACTGGAGATGATCGGGATTGTCAATGCCGAATCCTGGTACAACGTGACGAAGGAGCTTCTTGAGGTCATGGGCATCCGCTCGACGGAGAAATATCTGCTCGATCCAAGCGGCGATGTGTTCCAACAGCAGCAAGCACAGGCACAGCAAGTGCAGCAGGCGGCAATGGAGAAACAGGACGCGCTTACCCAGGCGGAGCTTCAGCTAAAGCAGGATGATGTAAAGGCAAAGACGCTCGCACGGCTTTCGGCAAAGTTCTCGGATTTGCCGATGGATGCACAAATCGCCGCGCTCTCGCAGCTCGGGCTTTCGACCAGTCCTGCGGCGATGGCAGAGAAGATTGCACGCGACGAGCGGCTTGCCAAAAGCCATGAAAAAGCTTATCGGGCATGGCATGAAGGGAGGGAGAGCGGATGGAATACACGGATAAGATGAAGCTGCAGGAACGCGCCGCAGAGGGCGCGGAGGCGGCATTTCTCCTCACAGAGAAGTTCTCGGGCAAGTGGCTTGCGCAGGTGGAGGGAAATGTACTGGATCGCCTACACCGCGCTGCGGATGTGGGGGAACTCATGAAGATCCAGGCAGACTATCAGGCGGCGCGGAATTTTTATGACGGGCTTTTGAGTGTGTCGCGCAAGGGGCGCGAAGCAGCGAAGAAGCTCCACGAGGAGCATAGAAGTGATTGAGGAGGATACCGAATGAATGACTGGGTTTATGACTTACAGAGATTTGCAGAGGGAGATGCACCGGAGAGCACGGCAGCGGATACGCCCGCTGCTCCTGCGGAGCAGGGCGTGCAGGAGGACGCTGCCACGGGTCAGGGAACGTCGTCCGCCGTAGAGCAGCCGCCCGCAGGCGGTTTTGGCGTCGTCGTCGATCCCGTGACGGGGGCACGCTCGCTTGTCCCGATTCACGCGGCAGAGGAAGCGGAAACGCCCGCGCAGGAGGAACAGCCCGAAACGCCCGCCGCACCGGCGGCCTATACGGCGAATGAGCTTCTTGCCGCATTGACAACGGGGCGCGTCGATGAATCCCGCATTCCTGAGGAACTGCGGGCAAACTATGTCGCCATTCGCCAGCAGCAGCAGATCGCTGCGCTCACAGCACAGCAACAGGCGATGCAGATGCAGCCGCCACAGCCGCCTGTAGCAGAGAGTGAGCAGTCGCAGGAGGGGGCGGAGCTCTACCGTCGCATTCAGGAGGCTGCAGAGAAGAAGGCAATGAAGGACTTCGGCATTGCCCCCGAGCAACTCTCCGAAATGCTCTATTCGGATGATCCCGCCGAGACCAAGAAGGTGGAGGAGTTCCGTGTTGCCGTTCAGATGAATGTGAACGCGATCGCACGCGAGATTGATGCGTATCAGATGACGCTCCGCCAGCAGCAGGCAGAGGCACAGGCATTCATGCAGGAGTTCACACCGAAGATGCAGCAGGTACAGGCATCTGAGCCGAACTTCAACCAGATCGACGTGATGATGGAGACCTTCTATCAGCAGCTGCCCTATCAGGAGGCGGTACAGGTGGCAGAGCTCATCGAACGGTACAGGCAGGGACTGTGTACGCGTGCGGACATCCCCTTGATCGAATCTTACTACAACAAGACCCGTGCGGCGTTTTACGCGAAGCAGACGGGGCTTTCTCCTGCGCCTACGCCTGCGCCGAAAGCAACGCCGCCGACGGTAGAGGGCGCGGGCAAGGTTGCACAGAGCGCACCTGATCCGGTGGATTGGAGTGCAATGCGAACGATGGGCGTGCGGGAACGGAATGAATTCCTGCGGGCGCATCTTCACTAAGGTTTATTTTACGAGAGGTGATTACTTATGCCATTGGTAGCAAAGTCGGTGTCGCAGTCTACGACCTACGAGGCGGTCGGCACGAAGGATGATTTTAGCCATATTGTTACGAACATTGACCCTGACATGACGTTTTTCCTGTCCAATTTCGGGACGGCGACAGATGCAAAGAGCCTCAAATTCAACTGGACGACGGAAGGGCTCAAGCCCCCACAGGAGAATGCACACCTTGAGATGACGGACTATACGACCGATAAGGTCGGTTCGCTTGCACAGTGGGACAACCGTTGCCAGCATTTCATCAGCACGGGGCGCGTGACGGACGCGCAGAAAAAGCACGCGAAGGAGTATTCTCCCGAGGACGAGTTTGCACGTCAGAAAGCGAACGCGTTCAAGCAGCACGCACGCGACATTGAGTACGCGCTTGTCTTCAACCGCGCACCGCGTGATGAATCGCCGGGCAATCCCGCACTCACGGGTGGTGTTCGTTACTTCCTCGAAGAGGAGACGGAGGATGTGACCTTTACGGGCAATGTTTGCGCGTGCATCGCAGACCACAAGCTCGACACGGGGGATTCTGTCTATTTCAAGGCAAAGCCGGGGACGGGCAACAAGCTCCCGACGGAGATTGTTGCAAATCTCCCGTACTATATCCGCAAGGATGCCGACCCGAAGAAGTTCACGCTCTATAACAGCATGGATGACGCGATCAAGAACGTCAATCAGGTGACGCTCACGACACCGGGGCAGGGCGTTCAGGTGGTGAAGAACAACGTCTTTAGCGCGGGGGATACCCTCTTCACCGAAGATCACATCAACGACTGCATGGAGATGTGTTTCAAGCGCGGCGGCAATCCAACGCTTGCGGTCATGTCCGGACACCTCAAGCGTCGGTTCTCGGCGATTGTCACGGGCGGTGCGACCAAGCAGCGCGGGTCGAAGGAGAAGACGGCGACCAACATCACGGATGTGTACGAATCCGACTTCGGCGTGATTCGCGCCGAGGTACATCGTATGTACCCCGATACGGTGGTGGATGTCATGGACATGAACTACTGGGATATGAAGTGGTTCGACCGCACGCACGAGGTTCAGGGGCTTGCCAAGAAGGGCTCGTACGAGGAGTTCGTCATCGAATCGTGGCTCGGGCTGCAGGGGACGCAGCCGAAGGCTTCGGGGTCGATCTACAACATCAAGCGTGCCTAAGAGCGCATAGACAGAGGGGGCTGTTGCACGAAACCAACGTGCAGCAGCCTCAATTTTGTGCAAAAAACACAGAAGCCGGGGTTTTCAAACACCGGATT